GTGCGTTAAGAGTCTTGCGCTGCATTCAGCGCACCAATGTACTGTTTCCTTCGCTTCGCTCAGTCCAACAGCACGAGGTGTTACTAATATTAATATTATTAAAGGTTAGATGCTCACGAGAGACAGAGTGTTGAATATCCCCCCCACTTTTTATCAGTAAAAAACTGAAAGGAAAGTTGTGTTAATTGCTTACGACCCATAACCTTTGAATAAATCTTTTGTATAGCGACATGTTTTTACGCACGCCGCTTAATGCCCATCTAACGGGCTATCGCTCTGGCTCGTCCGTTCCCGAAGGAATCACCGTTTGACCAGACCGTCATTCAAGTAGTCTCTATAGTATAGCAGATTTCTTACAATGCAGAACCAACTCCGCCTTGGCGAGTTTAGCAGTACCAAGACGGAGAACGGGTTCCCCATGCATTTAATAGTACACCATGCTCGTGACCAATGCAGTAACTGTCCTTGTGACCTGTGACACACACTGTAAGAAAAACGCTTATATATAGAGACTTTGTAAGAAGGAGCGCTATGGCAAAGGAATTGACACGAATTCAAGAAGAATACCTAGACTGGCTATTACTGCCATCAGAATTAAAAGTGCCCCACACTAACCAGGAATGGGCAGCCGAACACAACCTGACTCCTAACACGTTGACAAACTGGAAAAAACTTCCGATGTTTGCCGAACGCTGGAAGGATGGCATCAAAGGGATGGCGGTTAGCCCCGAGCGTACACAGATGCTTTTAGACTCTTTGTTTAAGAAAGGCATTAACGGTGATGTTAAGTCAGCCCAATTGTATTTGCAGGCTACAAACCAAATGCCTAACCCAAAGCAGGAAATCAACATTAAGACTGACAACGCCCGTGAACTGTCTGACGGGGAACTAGAAGCCCTGATTGCTCAATACGCCCAGACTGAGAAGAAGAAGCGTGATGACGAGGTTAAAGAAGTTGAGAAAGATTTAACTAAACTCAAGAAGATTATAAAGGACGCGTAAATGGCACGTAATATTTTTGCTGGCGGAGGTGTTAACGCCTTTATGGGCGACAACAACCCGTTGTATGTACAAAATATGAACAGTCTTAAGGCTGCCTTTACCGACCTTCAGAACGAAATCGCTAGCGCAGCCGCTGGCGCAGGTAGCCCCATTGGTTCGGTTATTATGTGGACTGGTACAACGGCTAATATCCCTACTGGTTACGCTGTAGCCAACGGTGCTTCGGTGTCTGCGGCAACATACGCAACCCTTTTTGCAATTATTGGTTATCGCTACGGTGGCGCAGGCGCAAACTTTAATTTACCCAACCTAACCAGTCGTATTCCTCAAGGAACGGTCGGTGTCCCTACGGTGCCCACAACAGTTACAACAAGCGTTTCTTCAAACGTTGATGCCCATACTCACACCGTCAACAGTGCTCTTACTGGTGCAAACTCAAACTGGGCTTTAAGTGGAGCGAACTCAAATATTGGTCTTAACACTGGCAACGTAAGTACTCACACTCACTCTGGTGGTGTCTTAACTGCTGGTTCTGTCAACAGTTCGTTTACTGTTGGCAACGCCCAAAACCACACGCACAACGTTACGGGAGACACTGCCAACGAGGCAGCGCACACTCACGTATACTTTAAACCCAACTCAGGCGCAAACAACAACACTGGCGCTGGTTCTGCCCATAAACACAGCATCAGTTTTGCTTCTCAGGGCTCAAACAGCACCATTGGTCTTAACAGTTCGTTTACTGCTGGCAACACGAACACATCTATTACTGCGCCTGGTGCTGCCAACGTTGCTTTAACTATTGCCCTTACTGGTGCAAACTCAAACATCGGTTTAACTGGTGCAAACTCAAACATCGGTCTTACCGCAGGTGACGCTACCACAATCAATACTTCTACATTGACGCACACGCACAACTTTGCAATTACAGAACTAGTTTTTATTATAAGGGTAAGTTAATTATGTCTATCGGAAACGCATTTGGAAGTCACGAAGGCTACCTTAAAGTCATCGGCAATACTGATAATAAGGGTTTGTTTATAACCGCAATATTTAATGAGCCTCAATCTTTTATGAACCCATCCGATGTTACGAAACGCTGTGATTACACATCACGTAAAGCGGCGCGAGGTTTTCACAGGTTTAATGATGGCGTCTGCAACTGTGGATTAACCGAAGAACCAAACAACTTAACCGCTGAACATTTTGCATTAGAAGATGTTTCGGCATTATTTATTGTTGTGGATGCTTATCCAATAGGAGCAATTCTCTATATTGAATTAGCCGATGATAATAATGAATCTTTTTATTTAACTCAACGAGGCAACACCTTAACGCGCACCTTGCAAGAGCAATTTAGATTTCTACTTGAGTGGAAGTACGCTCACGAGCATCTGGGGAACAACGAAGAGATTGCTGTTACGGCAACTCAAATGTGTGATATACTAGATATACCCCTTACTATTCAGGAGTGGATTCTTTCAGAAGTACCCAATGAAAAAGTAAACAGGTTCTTAGAAGGCAAAACTAATGCCCTTGAACGAACAGAAGAGCCAATTCCTGATTTGACTGAAGAGTTTAAAGAATGGTTATTGGATAAATTTAGTAAAGCCAGAAACTTTGGCGAACATTAGAAGGAACAAATATGAACATTAATATTGATTACCCCGCTGGTAAAGCAGGGCTTATTCAGGTTGTTGACGGTTTGTTAAGTGCAGACTTTTGTCATAAGTTTTTATCAAGGATGCATGAAATCTGGAGTTATTCTTTTCCTGGTGTAACCCTTGGTGGAGTTAGTCCAAAAACAAAGTTAAGTACTGATTTACATTATAGTTCAGCCAACTTTAATGAACATCAACGCGAGTGGACAATAACCGATGTTGCATTAGATAAAGAAATTTGGGACGCTCTTAGTTCTGCCATTGCCATATACAAACAAAAGTATAATCACCTAGACCATTGGGTCAATGTCGTTGATTCTGGTTATCAAGTTCAGAAGTACGACAAATCACGGGGTTACTACAGACATCACGTTGATTGTTTTCCGATGCATCAATCCACTGTTAGCGACAGGGTTTTAGCAGTAGTTATTTATTTAGCAGATGTTGAAATTGGTGGAGAAACAAACTTCCCCATACACGAAATAGCAGTCACACCCAAGGCGGGGCGTATTGTTCTTTTCCCTGCTACTTGGACTCATCTTCATGAATCTTGTGTTCCTATTTCTGGCGATAAATGGATTATTAGTTCTTTTATCAACAATGGTAGCGAACCACCAGAACCTCTTCATGACCATCTGCACGACGAACACGGGAACCACATAGAGGATTACCCACCATTAATACTTGGACAAACAGAGGTAACCGATGGCGAGTCTTGAAGACCTCATTGACGAGTTTAAGTTCCGTAAGTGCCGAGGACCTGAGAATGCTACAACCGACGAACTGGTAGAAGCATTCACTTTCTTCTGCGAGAACTACGTCTTTATCAAGCACCCATCAAGAGGTAAGATTCAGTTAAATCTACGTGAAGCACAGAAGGAAGCCGTTCGTGCGTGGATAGATAAGAGATACACCATTGTTCTCAAGTCACGACAGATTGGTTTCTCTACCCTTGCAGCAGCCTACGCTTTCTGGACTGCCTACTTTTGGTCAGACCGTTTTGTAGTCATGTTGTCAAAGACTGAGCGCGAAGCATCAAAGTTATTATCTAAAACTAAGTATATGTACAAGTTTCTACCTGATTGGTTGAAGAAGCGCGGACCTGAACTTATTCAGAACAACGTGCTCAAGATGGTGTTTGATAACGACAGCCTGATTGAGTCACTACCTTCAGCCAACGACCCTGCTCGTGGTGAATCAGTATTCCTAGTTATCATTGACGAGATGGCGTTCTTGCCTAACCCTGAAGAAGCATGGGCAGCCATTGAACCTATTGCTGACGTTGGTGGTCGTGTTATCTGTCTGTCTACCGCTAAGGGTGAAGGCAACATCTTCTACAACCTATGGATGGGGAGCCAGACTGGCACTAACCGATTCACAGGCATCTTCTTCCCTTGGTCAGCCAACGAAGATAGAGGCGAAGACTGGTACGAAGCGCAGGCTAAAGAACTCCCCGACTGGCAGTTGCATCAAGAGTACCCATCTAACCCAGATGAGGCTTTCATTCGCTCTGGACGTCCTGTATTTGACATTGAGGCACTTCACCGCCAAGTAATAGAAAAACCCCAACGAGGCTATTTAAAAGAATTGCAATCGGGACTGAACTCTTATATCTATGAGCAAAATGGCGGAAGCCTTAAAATATGGAAACTGCCAGTACATGAAGGCGTGTACACAATCGGTGCTGACGTAGCAGAAGGTCTGGCTCGTGGAGACTTCTCTAGTGCTCACGTCATCAATGCTAAATCTGGACAGATTGTTGCCCATTGGCACGGACATATTGACCCAGACAAATTTGGTGAAATCCTGTACGGTCTAGGCTACTTCTATAACGGAGCACTCGTTGGCGTTGAGTCCAACAACCACGGTCTTACTACCCTGACCAGCCTACATAAAGCAAACTATCCCAACATCTACCGTCAACGACGACTTAATCAACGCAATGCCGAAGCCTCAGAAACCCTAGGTTGGAGAACCACCACCTTGTCAAAGCCCCTTGCGATTGACGAACTCAACGCAAACATCAGAGATGGCGTGCTAGAGATTAACGATGAAAACACCATAGCCGAACTCAAAACCTTTGTTCGTGACGACAACGGCTCTACTCACGGGTCACCTCACGACGACTGCGTAATGTCTTTAGCCATTGCTAACCAGATGCTTAAGTTCGTTTGGCACGCAGAATACCGCCCAAAGATTGAAGCGCCCATCTTTTCCTTTGACTGGTTTGCCTCCAAGGTGGAGAAGCCAAAGGCGCAGAAGTTTGTTATCGGGTCATTTAACGTCTCATAAGCCTAGCCAATGTAAGAAAAGTGCTATTAGATAGGAGAATACATGAAAAATTGCATCTGTGGAAACTCTATTACCTCTGAAAACGACCTCAAGAGGGGTCTTTGCTTCGCATGCCACCTTAAAGGAGTCCGATTGGGCTTCTCTCACGGACGTGAAGTGTTCTCTGGACCGACTATTCGTGAACAACAACGCTACTACGAAGATTCGCCAGCGTTCAAAGCAGGAAAGATTGAAAAGATTCCAGCACGGGCTGAACTAATTTAACATGGAGCCAGTCTGGGTTACCCTAGTTGTCGCGTTTATTGTAGGACCTTTAGGTGTAATTATTAATAACTTACGTAAAGAGAACAGTTCTCAGCACGCCGAGTCCAGAGAATTACTGGAGCAAGTAATTAAAACAGTTGACAAGGTAGATAACCGACTAGAGGGTCATATTGATTGGCACCTCAACAAGGAGAAATGACATGCCCGATAAAAAATCAGTTAATCCATCTTTAAGCAAGGCATACCAAATGGCTAGCCGTAGACAAGATGACGAAGGTGTTCCCTACGCTGATGCCTCAGGCAAACAAGACACTGGTACTTATCTAGTGCCCGTTGATTCTGGTGGAGGTTCGTGGGTGACCGATTGGTTTGAGAAATTTACTAATAGACCAGACTATCAAGATGGCTCATGGCTACCAGAAGGCGATGAAATAGTAATTATTCCTCGGGAAGTTATTGAAAACATTGTTATTCCAGACACTCACACAACTAGACCAGGACCCGACTTTACTCCCGAAGGAGAAGGAAGAATCCCTGGTGTAATTGTTGAACCAGACAAAAGACCCCGCAAGCCTCGTAAGACTGATAGTTATTACGATTCTATGCGCCCTGTAAGAATTAAACCCACAGTACCCAAAACCCTTTAAGGAGAAACAAAATGCCCGATAAATCATCAATGGAAAAGGCTTACGAAGATGCACTAGCAGGCAAAGATGCTGCTATGGATGCTGATGCACTAGCCAAAAAGAAGGCTGCCCTTGCTGCTGCTGCTGCGAAAAGCGGTATGAAAGTACCGAATGAAAAGAAGAGAGTACCAGGAACGATTCAAGTAGACCCACGAGAATCAGATGGTACTTTTAATCAGCCCAAGGCTGGTACGCCAGCAGCAAAAAAGCCTAGCCCAGCAAAAGGTATGCCTTATTAATGTACGTACCTGGAGATGTGCTAGGAACACTGTCAGCACTTAATGCAACAGTTTTGGGAGAAACAACTCACTGTGACAACATTAAGGTTCAAGTATATGGAACATGGGCTGGCATTATTACATTTGAATCGTCACTTGATGGCACCAACTGGGAACATCAAGCAATAACACACAGTACAGATAATAACGCAAATCAGTTACATCACACAACAAACGGGAACGTTCTTGGAAGTGTAAATATTACTGGGTTACCATACTTTCGTGCTCGCATGAGTACTTATACCAGCGGAACAGCGTCAGTACATATTGTTGCAACCAGAAGCGCAAAATAAGAGAAAGGACAAGTAATGGCTTCAGCAGATGAAATGGAAAGAGAAGCAGAACGTCGTCGTCTTGCCTTTTTACAATATGCAGCATCTCAAGGTTTTAGTGGAACAACGCCAGTTTCAGATATTCCAATTATGACCGAAGCCGCTGGTCCAATTACTCAACCTAAACCAGACGGTAGTTTTTGGGGTAATGTT